AAGTTCCGTCATCATCTATAACACGACCACCATCAACAGCAAAAATTTCAACGCTGTTATCAATTGTTTTTCTTAATATTTCAATAGAACCTTGGCCAGCTACTTGCTGACATAAATCACCAGATAGTTTTCTTGGTCGACAGTTTTTACTTATGCTATCTTTATCTTGGTCACCGAATATGCTACCCATGAAGATGGCTGATGGTGCAATATTTAAATTTAAATCAAAATCTAATCTAGTTATACCTATTTCACAATTTTCCAAATCACCCCAAAATGGTTGTACGTTAACACCAGCATTTGCCGTTTTAACTTGCACCAAATTATCTAAGTTAGTACCATATTTAAATTTGGTAGAACTATCAAAAAATTTATCTGGAGTTCCTTGTGAAATAAAATCGTATGGTCTTTGAGATGCAACACCAATGTCTGAAATGTCGGCATCAATATGTACGGTATATGTTCCTAGTGGTACCCCAAAAATCATAAAGTCACCAGCATGGTTTGTTGTAGTTGTAAACTTATAGTATTTACAATACAAATCGTTCATCACCTCATTATCTAACACCTCTCTTTTTGTTGGGAACGTACCTATTGGTGTGAAACAATCATTTCCGTTTTCAACTTCTTTAGGTAAAAGATTATATCTAATCCCATCACTATTTCTATCTGACAACACTTCATAAGGGTATAAACCTTTGATTAAAGGATTATCTTTATCAACTTCATCTATTGGTATAAAAACGCTAACTTTGACGTTTGGGACACCAAATCCGCTGTTAATAATTACCCTACCTACTATTGCACCATAATCAGAACAAAATTTCTTATACGCTTCTTCTTGAGAAAGTCTTAGTGAAAGAATTTCGATAAAATCAAAGTCTTGGTCTACTTTTAATTTAAGATATTTATCACCACCATTTGGTGTTGTTCTAATTCTTATTGTATTTGACATTATTTACTAGTAATTTTGTTTGTTATATCTTCCACACCAACCATATACACGTCATCTTCAGTCAACATATCTAATTCATCATTAGTTAATGTTTCCTCTATTTCAGTTTTCCTAAAACCATTTCCAATAAACATTAACATTTGTTTAATATCAACATTTTTATTTAAAACAAATAAATTAAAGGCAAACCAAATAATAATTAAATTAATTATTGGTAATAATATTAAAAACAATAAAAAACCTAGGGTTTTTAAGCTATATTTTAAAATATTAGAACCTAATTTAAGCTTAACTTTATTTTCATTTTCACCTTCTAGCATTTCATTCATGCTTGGGCCATTTTTACAATTACAATCTTTCATATTAAAACATTTATTTTACCCTAACTCGAATATCAGTATTAGGGAACTTTATTTCAAACATACTTATAGGGTCACCGAAAAGTGTATATTCTTGTGACACATCAATTTGTCTAGTTGATTGGTCTACGTAAGGTTGTGAAATTTCATTCACACTATAGATACCACCAACTTTATTATATACTCTTAAGTCAATTACGTTCAATACACCACCAACATTATTTATTTTTTCAATCAATTGCGACATATAAACATTTTCACCCATTTGGAATTTGTTTATATCCATAAAGTTTTGTATTTCAGTTATAACTTGGCTACTAATTTGTGATTGAGGGAACTTCTTATCAATATATAAGTCAACTTCAAAGGCTAAGTTTATTATCTTACCATTTGATATTTGAATGTAGTCATTTAACATTCTAAAATCAGCTAAATATGTTGCTATATTCTCCCTTAAGGTACTTGTGGATGAATTGCTTAGCTTTGAATTAGCATCTAAGCCTAAGATATAAATCTTAACCTTATTTTGTTCTTCAAATACACCGCATCTAAATGGTACCCCAAATCTTCCTGGCATAAGTGATATCCTAGCTTGGTAGTCTTTTATTGTAACAGCTCTATTTTGTGATGCGAAGTTATATCTAACTAAATTTCTTATTTCTTCAACACTAGGTACCTCTCTACCACCCAATGCTGGTAGTGAGTTATTAACAGTTAATGAAGCTCTAACAGCATTATTTGTTGTTTGATTTTGACCGTTTACAATCATGTTAACCAAGCCTGTGTTTGTCAACACATTAACACCAACGTTAGAATCTGAACCACCACCAACTCTGTATCTTACAAACATAGTTGTATTTGCAGTTGGTGTTTCACCCAACGACATATTATTGATAAAATCACCAATTTGATTAACCAATGATGGGTTTGTGTCAAATTCAGATAAGCTACTTATATCTTGACTACCACCACCGAATATTAATTTTAAGAAACCTAAATCTGTATATTCACTTATAAATCTTTTGTTTGTCGTTACCCATTTTCCTGGTCTAATACCAGCATTATCACTAACCGTATAGTTATCTTCAATAAAGATTTCCCCCTCTGCCAATGCACTCATTTCAAACCATCTGTTGTTGATATCTAAGAATTGGTCTAATGTTGGGTCTTGAGTTAAGTTGGTGCCATTTAAGGTAATAACTGAATCAATTGAGATAATATTGTTATCTGGTAATATAATCTCTAAAAATGGTACCACATCTGAAGCTGTTATAACACGCTTAAATGTTTTTGAAAAACCGTTGATTACCATTTCCCTTTTTACCAATGTATAGCTAGTTAATATGTTGTTGGTATTGAAGTTAGGTAGGATAAGCCTATTAGGTATACCACCTATTGTAAATGGACTTGAGAAGTCGATATCTTCCATGGTTTCAAATACCTTCCCAGCACCAGTAACTTGTGAACCAGCTCTTATAATTGGTGCATATGAAATATCGAATGTATCACCAAAGATTGGTAAGGTAACCGAAAAATCAACTATGGTAACGCTTGGTCTTTTTCCTGGAATCTTTAACCCAAATGTTCTAGCCATTGAAAGTACTGATTGACGCTCTTGAGCATAGTCTATTTGAGTTTCTTGGAACATTCTATCTGTGTTGAAGGATAACATATCGCCAACAGCGGCATTTAATTCCAATAACATCATACCAACAGAAGCATCATTAAAGTCATTAAAGATATCTGGGTAGTATTGTCTAACCATGTTTATTAGGTCAGTTCTTATATCAACGAAATTTCGTGAATCGTAATTTATTCCTTGATTTGCCATTTTAAATATTAATTATTACGAAGTCTGTCTCATTAAAGACATCATCAGTTATTGTATAATCTATTCTAACAACAGCAGCGTGTTCACTCTCTGTTGATTGGTCGATTAAGATTTGATTAATTTGTAATTTTGGTAAGTATTTTTTAACCACTGTTTTAATTTCATCTTGGATACTACTAAATGTTAAACCATCTTCTGGTTCAAAAATGTATTTTAATAAATCCGTACCAAAATCTGGATTGTATAATCTTTGCCCTTTCCTTGTAAGAATCAAATGCATCAAATCTGCTTTGATAGCTGGGTTTTGCTCAGAGTTTAAATCTAAGAAAAAACCTTCATTGCTATTCTTGAAGGGGTAATTTATGTTTATATATCTACCTTTAGCCATTTTTATATTTATAGATAAATATAATACTAAAAACTTTTTATAAGTAAATATGGCAAATAAAAAAGGGCCCATTTAGGGCCCCTTTAATTAGTTACTTATAAATCTTAAGTTGAACATCCAAAACATTCAAATGGACTGTCTTTTGGTTTTTTTACTTCTACCTGTGAAGCGGCTAACTTTGTGTTGGTTTCTAATTTTGATTTTGTTCTAGTATAATAAACACCAGTCTTTAAACCACCTTTCCAAGCATACATCAAAGCACTAGCTATCTTACCGTATTTAGCATCTGAATGATAAACATTAAGCGATTGTGATTGGTCTACGTATTTGTTTCTAATAATAGCTAAGTCTAACAATACTTTTTGTGGTATTTCCCAAACATCTTTATACCTCAAACGTAAGTCTTCTGGTATTTCTACAATATTTTGAATACTACCTTTATTTTGTTTTACCTTGTCAATTATTTCTGAAGTCCAAAGGTCGTTTTCAACCAATTCATTTACCAGATATTTGTTAACAACTAAAAACTCACCTTGACCAACACGTCTTGTAAATAAATTAGAAGTTACTGGTTCAAATGATTCAAAAACACCTAATAAGATTGCTGAAGAAGCAGTTGGCATAAACCCTAATAATAAGCTATTGGCCATAGGAATTGGTTCTCCAGCTGGTTTTGGTGACCAACCTTCAATATATGTTTGACCCTTAGAATAAGGGCTACCTTCCCAAGCTGGATAGTTGCTTGTTTCTTCAGCTATTTTCATAGATTCTTCAACAGCCGCTTTATACATTGTTTCAGCTATGTCTTTATTCCATTGCTTAGCTTCTTCGCTTTCATAAGCTATTTTTTTCTTAGCAAAGAAATCGGCCATACCAGCAATACCAATAGCCAAAGCACGTTGGTCTAAACCAGCATTCTTGCTCCAAATATCACTCCATTTGTTTATATCAATAACCTTATTCAACGCTCTAACCAAAACCCTTACAGTCTTAGCTATTGTATCTAAGGTATCGTGCTCAGCTAAGTTAACCGAAGCCAATGTGCATTGTGGTGTGTAGCTAGGTTTAGAAGCTTGGTATATTTCTATGCATAAATTAGATTGTTTAATAACACCTATATTGCTTTGCATATTACGCTTGTTTGCATTATCTTTAAACATTACGTAAGGTCTTCCACTTTCCACTTGCGATTTAATAATTGAATCAAAGATTTCTTTTGGGTTAACTTTTTTACCAATACCCAACTCAACAGCTTTCTCGTATTCAGCATCAAATTCTTCACCCCAAATATCATAAAGCGGCTTTAAACCAGCTTTCTTAATGTCGTTAGGGCAGAATATATACCAATCTTCACCAGCTTCAAGCTTACGCATGAATAAGTCATTTACAATAACAGATGTGAATAAATCACGACTTCTCATTTGTTCATCACCAATAGGTAATGTCAATTCTAAGAAATCAAAAATATCCTTATGCCATAATGAAAGATAAAGCGCACAACTACCAGAACGTGAACCTTGTTTGTAAAAGCGCATTTTGCTTTGAACCATATCCGCTAACCTAACAACACCCCCAGCATTGCCTTGGAATGATTCTACGATGCTTGTTTTGCTTCTTAATGGGTCAATTAGTAGTCCAATACCAGAACCTTCTTTAGATGCAGCAGAAATCTTCGTAAGAGTGTTTTCAATACCCTCAAAAGAATCTTCTTCTAAATGAGTTAAGTTACAACTAATCATACCACCTCTTTTTTCTATACCAGCGTTGGTATAAGTCGGGGTTGCAAAGTTACCTCTCTTGGCTTTTAACTCAATTAGTAATTCCTCAACCGCATTTTCATTGTCACCATGTAAATATTTAGCAACTCTTTCATACATACATGAAGGTAATTCTACAGGTATTTTATTTTCATCTCTTTTTGAATACTTGGTTAAGAACGTAGTAGCAGCAAAGAAATCATAGGTTAAATCAACTGGTTGTAATTCTTTGCCTATAAGTTTTGATTGTCTACTAAGTAGTATACGGCCACCTAACAACGAATAATCTGGGTGTAGTATGATTTTATCAGCCGCTTTAAACGCTATTATCTCGTCAATTTCAGTCGTTGTTATGTTGTCGGTTATCAAGGGCACAACTTCCAAAAATAATGCGTCAGAATCAATCTTTAAGCCATTGGCCTGTGCTTTTATCCTACTCAATATCTTATTAGGCATAAAAGACTGTGATGTCTTATCTCTTTTTAAAATTCTCATGTTCTGTTTTGTTTAAAATTCTTCGTCAAATATTCCATCCATAGTAGTTGGAATGTCAACTCTAGTGTACTCACCTTCCCTACGTTCAAAAAAGTTATTTTTAGATGATAACCCTATTCTAGACATATAATCTAAAGGATTGCTTACCTTAAACTCCCTTTCACAACCAAAATCATTCAACACAATATCGGTTACGTATTGTACGTATCTAATCATATCTTCTTTGGTTAATCCTTGTAAGCCATCTGGCATACTTTCCTCAACAAATATTTTTTCAACTTCATAACAACCTAAGATGATATTACGTAACTCATCAGTTGATAACTTGTAATCTTCTTTCAAGTAATTCTTATAAAGGTACAAAGCAAATTCATAGTGAAAGGTTTCATCTCTAAGAATTAATTCATTCATGGCCCCTAAACCTGGCATTTTATTACGGCTTCTATACCAAAACACACCAGAGAATACACTTGAGAACGCAATACCTTCAACACAAGCAAATGCTACCAGCCTATGTGCAAAAGAAGGGTGTTGAATCCAATTTTCAGCCCATTCAGCTTTTTTGGCAACTGCTTGGTTTGTTTCCATTGAGTTAAATAACTCTTCTTTTTCAGCTAAGTTTTTAATGAATGTCTCAATCAATAGTGAATAACCATTAGCATGAACTTGTTCAATAAATGTTTGGTGACCGTAAAAATATTGAGCTTCTAGTATTTCAACTTCATTTAAGAAATTTGTCGCTATGTTGTCAATAACTAGCCCATCTGAAATAGCAAAGAAAGCTAATATGTTTTTTAAATATGTTTTTTCATTGTCTTTTAACTCATCAAAAAAATCTTTGCTTAGGTCAGTTTCTTCAGCTACCCAAGTCTGTTTTTCGGCTTCTTTGTATTTTTTCCATAAATCATCATGAATGATAGGAAAAATAGAATACCTTTTTTTAAGTGTTTTGTCTTTTAAATACATTTTTTTATAGATTAATGATTAAACTTGGTCAATAGCATTTCTTCTTTCAGTGAAAGCGTTCAAAACATTATTGACTCTGATTTGTTGTGATAATTCAACACTTTTATTGTGTTCTGTTTTTGTCTTACCACCTTTGCTTTGACCCATATCTATTTGTATTGTAGAGTTATCAAATTTTATATCCTCGAATATGATACCGTCTTTACCAAAACGTGATTTCAATACAGCCATTGTAGCTGTACCTTCGTCTTTTTGGTCTAGTGACTTAGCTATTGAAACAATGAAGTGACCAATTTGACCTTTCTTAATTGAACCACCCATTTGGTCGGCCTCAACTACGTTAGCTTTTATTGAACTACGATTACCTTGTACTGCGGTCCAACCAGCTATATCCAATTCTGATAACATAGATTCAAATTGTCGCATTACGCTACCCTCACCTACGTTAACATCGGCATATGTTTTAGATGGTTCAACACAATCAATGTAGTCAATTAAAACAATATCTGGTCTAAAACCTTCAGCAATTTTCCTTCTGATGTACTGCCTAATAATTGGAATAGTAGTACCATCACTTGGAAATTTCTTAAGCTTTAATCTACCTAAGGTGTCTTTTACTTTTTCAGCCTTTTCAATTATCTCGTCTTTGTATAATGATAAGTTGTTTAACTCAACACCAGTCAAACACGCTAAGTGTTTTCGTTGTATTACCTTAGGATTGTCTTCAAAAAATATTTGTAAAACTTTATTACCATCACTTGCAGCGGTGTTAGCTATCTTAGTCATCATGGTTGTTTTACCAACACCAAATGGTGCTAAGATAACAGCCAATTCACCCTTAGATAATCCACCATCCATTACTTCATCAAGCCCTTCAATGCCTGTACGTATTGGCCTTCTAAAATCTTCAGATAATACTTCTTTAAGATTTTCAAATACCAACATACCATCATCTTTACTATCGCCATGTTCTAGGGCCTTTCTTAATATTGATTCACACTCTTCATAGTTCTCAATATCACCCTTGTCGATAATTTTTTGGATTTGTTTGATAGATTTTTTTAATTCTTGTTGCTTACAAAATTTCATTGCAATGTCTTGAACCTTGAATGAATCATATAAGCTAACCTCCCTTAATTTTTCTAATTGTTTGATAGCGTACTTTTGTTGTACCTCATCGTTTACAAGTTCTAGCAATCTAAATTCGATACTCCCCATGTCTGGCACAATATCATCAATTTCTTTGGCCTCTTTGATGGTTGCCGCAATAACTCTTAAATATGGGTCTTCAAAATAATTAGGGTCTACTATATCGATTAACGCATTTGCAAATCGTGTGTCTGTTAATATCTGCGCCATTAATCGCATTTGGTAATCTATACCTAAGTATCCTAAATTATCTTTGTTTAATTTTGCCATTTAATTTTTTACTTTTAAAACTCGTGTTATGATAAATATACAAATGGTGTCGTTAAGACACCATTTCTACATAATTTTTTTGGCTTAAATAATACCTTATCTCAGCCTTGATAATAGGGATTATTTCCCTAATATCTACCACCATCTTAGGTGTTAGTGTGAAGAAATCGTTGTAAAATTGAGCAGCAGCTACCACTCTTTTATCAACCTTGATTTCAAATAAGAACACTTCGTTCTTTTTTTGTGGTGATTTGTAACTTTCAGCTGTTTGCTCCAAGTGTGGGTTGTAATTATCCCAAAGATTATCTATTGATTTTTCTTTAAGATAGTTAGGTATAATACCTAAGTGTCCAAACTCACCTAACGATGTACCACAAATATTATCAATAAGTTCTTTCATCTCTTGTGCGTTAAGAGATTCCTCATTGAAGTCACGTATATTAAAATAACGTTGACAAATGATGTGGTTGTTGATGTGAAGTAAAAATTCAAAACGTTCTTCTTCGAATTTTCTTGGTTCTGTTGTTTTAATTGTTGTCATTCTTGTTGTTGTTTTTATTGGTTAAAAATTTTCTCTATCTATTAGTTTTTTAAACGGTATAAGGAATTCTGAATACCTATATTCACCTAACGCCTTATCTATACCATCTCGCTTCATCATCTTAAGAACGTTCTTTAAATCACGTCCAGTGTTGTCAAGGGTGGTATTTTTTAAGTCCTCTAAGTTGTTGATAGCATTTAACGTAATCATTGGTTCTTTTAGGTTTACTAATCTATGATTAATTTCATAAATCTTATTTTTTTGCACACCATCTGTTATACCGTTAACAATGTTATCTAAAATCTTAAGAGGTTTTTGTTTTTTACCTATTCGTTCTTCTTGCTTTATTTTAGCCAATTGAATTACTTCATTTAGATTAACTTTACGTTCTTTAATCTCTGGAAAATTTGCTAACAAACTAGTCTCACCCAACCCTTTTATACCTTTTATCGTATCACTAGTATCACCAACCATTGTTTTGATTAAGAGTGAATTATCTTTGTGAAAACTAAAGTACGAAGAAAAATTCGTATTGTCAAGATAAATCTTCATATCAAGGATATAAAATTTTATATCTTCTGAAACAAGTTGAAGGTAATCTCTATCATTAGATACTATCGTAATCTTTTCATTTTCAGAACGAGTTAGACAATAATATGCTATGAAGTCATCGCTTTCAACGACCTCATCTTTAAGTTGTCTTATATACATTTCGCTTAGATATTCCCAAACTATCTTTCGCTGATTAAGCTCATTGATATCATCTGGTTTGGTACCATTTATAAAATCTTTACCACGACCACTTTTATATGGCTCGTATATTTCATACCTTAGTTTACCGCTAAAATTTCCATCCCAAAAAACATATACGCTATGGTATAAATCTTCTGTTAGAATTTTACGTAATATAGTGAGAAAAGAATAAATCCCACCTATATGTTGACCGTTTTGATTATACTCATCTTTGGCACCGAAATACCCTACCTTAAATAGGGCATTTCCGTCAACCAAAAGTGTATTTTTAATTTTTACCTGTGTTTCACCATAACGTGGCGGTCTTTTATTCACACATATTTGTTTTAAATGTTAAACAATACTATTCATCACCCAACGAACCTTCAGACGTAATATCAAAATCTTCATAATCACCTTCTAAGTGTTGTTTGAAATAGTCCATGTGTTCTTTTTTGTATTCATCAATTTTATCTGGGTTCCAATAACCGTGAGGTGTTGATGCTATCACACCTTTTTGTTCCACACCGTTAACTTGATTCTTTTCACAACGAATTCTAGTAGTGATACCAAATTGGAATTCATTACCTTTATAAGTCGCTTTAAGTTTTTCAGTTGAGTGGGTTAAAATACCACCAAAGTGGAATATCAAACGTGGAGAATAAAAGAATGCCTCACCACCTTTATGTTTGATAACTTTATTTTCATTATCTAACCAAATTTGTTGTACAATAGCAAACGTATTGGTAAATTCTGAATCTTCCCTTCTTGAAGCTGGGATTCTGTAATTAATCAATGATTTAAATGCCGTACCTATTGCACCAGCAGTCCATTGATTGTTTGTCGTTTTAGATGTAGCACCTTTAAAGCAATTGATAGAACCAACTGAGTCCCAAAAGAAACAAAGGTTTCTAGGTAATCTACCTTCTTGTTGTGCATCTAAAAGTGTGTTCATGTGTAGTGCGATGTCTTCAACTACTGGCTCAAATCTTAGAGCCTTTGTCATCATTTTACTATGTTGGTGGTCATAGTTAGCGTACTTTCTTAATAAGTCTGGGCCTTGCATCAAAATAAAGTCACCTTTATAGTTTAAGATTTCACCAGTTTCTTCATCAACAACTTCTTCGTACTTTATACCAACATTTTTAGCGTGTTCCCAATTCCAGTTACCTTCAGTTTCGTAGATTACTGGTAATATACCCAATTTCTGACATCCAGCAACAGCCTCATAAATAGCTGTTGATTTACCAGAGTTAGAAAAACCTCTGAAACTAACAAAATAACCCTTTGGAACACCTGGAACTTTAACCGCATCGTAAAAAGCATCAGATAAAGGAATCCAAGAAAGTTCTTTATCTTTAATTACGTTATCCAATCCTTCATCACCCTTAAAATCATCTAAGTTAAAATCATCGTTACCACCATTGCCGCCATTGCCGCCTTTTCCACCGTTTTTACTAGGTTTTCTTGCCATTAATTGTCTATTTTTTTCTTTTGTTATTCTTGTATAAAAAAGGGCGATTTCTCACCCCTTTTTATTTTTTAGTAAAACCTTAGTTTTTGATTAAAAAGGCAAGTCATCAACTTCGTTAGTTGCTGGTTCAGTCGCTGGAACTTCAGCAGTAGGTTCAGCAGCTACTTTAATGCTTTCTTTTACGGTTTCAATACCCATAGTGATTTCACTATCTAAGTTTGAAATTTCATCATCTGCACCAGCAGCATTTTTGTCAACAAAAGTTTTCTTTTCATTATCCCAAGCTGGAACACCACCTGTAACGATAATTTTCAAGTAATCGTAGCTTCTAAGTGAATAAACATCTTCCCATGTTCTAGCATCAGATAACCAAGCTGTTTTGGTTTCAGCATCTTCTGATAAAACTGAAGGGTCTAATGAGGCCACCGCTGAAACAACAGGTACGTTGTTTTGGTTACGGTTAATAGTTAACACCAAGTCACGACCAGTTTCAGTGTCAGTGATGTCTTTTTTGATTGCTTTTAGCACACCTTGAATTTTATCAAGGATACCTTCTTTACGGAAGTCGTGTGCAAATCTCCAGAATTTAACACCTTCAGCTTCGTTATCTCTGTCGATAACCTTAACAACGTACATCATTCTAGCGTTGTATTTTTTAGCTAATTCTTTATCTGAAGCGTTGCCAGTTGAACGTAACGCATCGTAAGCTTCACAGAAAGGACAAGCTTCGCCTTTCTCATGTTTCAAACAAGCAAATGTTTTCCATTCACCTTCAACCAATACCTTGTGTACGTGTTGTTCAACAAAAGGTGAAGATGCACCGTCAGCTGTAGGTAGAATTCTTATTTGTTTAGTTGCGCTTTTGATACCATCTTTGATGTAAGTGGTAAAGTAATTTTTAAGGTCATAAACCTTAGCTTCGGTTTTTTCAAACTTAGGCTTGTTGTTTTTGTCATACTGTTCTAACATCGCTGCTAGAGGATTTGTTTCTGTACTCATTTGTTTTCTTTGCTTATATATTTGTTGTTATTTTTCTTTACTTATGTTAGTACAAATATACTAAAAAAATAGAAAAAGTCAAGTAAAATTTACAACTATTTTATGATAAAATTGCTTAAATTATCCCGTTACAAAACTTTCAACAAAGATACCAAACATTTTTAAAATATGCAAGTACTTACTAAAAAAAAAGTATAAAAAACAATAAAGGCCCTTTGTAGGGCCCTTATTTATAAATCTTCTTCATCATAATTGTCAATGTCTTCCTCGTCATACGGATTATTATCAGGTGTGAAAGATTTCATCACGCTATTATCACTATAATCTGAATCAACATCTTTTTTGGTTAACACATATTCTTTTGGTTTGTTCTTATCCATAACATCATATGCACCTTCTTTATCAGCCCAATAATCTGATAATTTTTGATTAAACGGGTAAGAACTAAGTGACCTCATCTCAAGCTTCTCAACTGGTGTTGGGTTTCTTTTTATTATCTCTTTTTCTAAGCCTTCAATCTTATCGGAAATAGCAACCATACTTTGCATACGTTGCTCTAAATCACCAAGTTTTTGTAATAACATTTCAGTATTTTTAGTTGCCATGTCAGCAGATTGCTTAGCCTCTTCTGAACCCTTAACTAGTGAAGTAACATCAACTTCAACATCGTTGCTATCTGGTTCTGGCATTGCTG